AGAAGGAAGTTAACGAACTACTGAAAGAGAAATTTCTCTGTCAGAATAAATTCACAAGTGACATCGAGCAACTTGTACTTACTACTGACCTTAATTATATTGAGGCTCTGGTAAGTTATTGTGAAGAAAAGAATATCGAGTTTGAGTCGGTAGGTAAATTAATTTCTAAACCTCTAAAGGATAAATTGAAAGCAGAAGCAACTGAACTAAATTATCTTAAGAGAACTTCTAGATCTAAATTACCGCTATGATATTCTGGATAGGGTTCACCATCATGTTTCTCAATGAGGGATTTGTGATGATGAGGCATGTGTCGCCATGGGCTGCAAAACAGAGAGATAATCTTATAGAAAAATACGGTGATGGTTGGCAAACCTTTCATGGTATAGTAGACTACGTTTGGGTAATTGTGACCGCTTTAGGGTTTGCATTTTCACCTCATAGAGGTAGTCATTTATACGTCTTTCTCGCCTTCTGGGGTAGTGCTTTTACCCTGATATACCTACCGATGTGGGCATCTAAAACAGATAAATAGTTATGTATTAAAGTCGTACAATGAGTGAATTTTTTAAAGCTCCAGCAGTCAGAGCCGCAATGGCCGAGATACAGGAGTTACAAGAAGATATTATGACAGGTATCGCTGTCAGAGGGATGAGAGATCCTTCCTCTGAAGAGGGTTACTTGTACATTACTAAAATGAGAAAACTTCTAGAGAAACAGAGAAACTTTATGTTTAGGCTGTCACTAGAGGAAGAAGATGCTGATGCTATTGAGATGAAAAAACAAATCGTAGAATCTGCAAAGTTTCTAGGATTGAAGGACGGTCAGAATATCAATGCTTTTTTTGATACTCTTAGCGCCACTCTGGATAAGTTAGAAAATAACATACCAGATTGACTAATATAATATTATCTGTTATAATATAAACAATCCAACAATACAAAAATACGGAGAATACTAAATGTCATTTGCTGCATTAAAGAAACAATCTAAAGCAGGCTCTCTTACAGAGAGATTGATGAAAAAAGTTGAGAAACTCAACGAAAAAGGCGGAAATAATACAGATGAACGCCTCTGGAAACCAGCTGTAGATAAGGCGGGTAACGGATACGCAGTTATTCGATTCCTCCCTGCACATGCCAATGCTGAATTGCCATGGACTCAAGTATGGAGTCATGCATTTCAAGGGCCAGGTGGTTGGTACATCGAAAACAGTTTAACCACTGTTGGTAAAAACGATCCTGTCGGAGAACTTAACAGAACTCTTTGGAATAGTGGTCGTGAATCTGATAAAGATATTGCTCGTAAGCAAAAACGTAAGTTATCTTACTATGCAAACATTTATATCGTAAAAGATTCTGCAAATCCTGAGAATGAAGGACAAGTCAAACTATACAAGTTTGGTAAGAAAATCTTTGACAAACTCACAGCAGCAATGCAACCTGAGTTTGAGGATGAAGAAGCAATCGATCCATTTGATTTCTGGCAAGGTGCTAACTTCAAGTTAAAAGCAAAGAATGTTGCAGGATACAGAAACTATGACAGTTCTGAGTTTGCTGCACAAAGTCCTTTACTTAATGATGATGATGCAATGGAGTCACTCTGGAAAAAACAGTTCTCACTTGCTGAGATTGTTGCACCAGACCAGTTCAAGACATATGATGAGTTAAAGACTCGTCTAGATTATGTTCTTGGAAACAAGAAGTCCGCTGCACCACAGTTTGAAGAGGAGGATACAGATCGTGGAGAAGCAGAAGAGTTAGTAACTGCTGCTGTTTCAAAACCTGCTCCCGCAGTGACCGAAGATGAGGATGATGACGCATTATCCTACTTTGCTAAACTCGCAGAAGAATAATTACACGGGGGTCAAACGACCCCCTTTTTTATGGGTTAACTACGTTTGTATTTTCTGTTGTAATCAAACTACTTGTTATATAACTAGAACTCTTTTCATATCTGACTACATCTCTTAGGTCATTTACAAATGTATTGATATATGTAGAAGATAGTACATCTATTTCCCTTTTTGATTCATTTTTTATATACTCATATTCTAAGTTAGTAACTGCGTGAGCAATATTATCAACTTTAACAGTAAATTCATCCTTATCATCAAGTTGTAAATTACCTGATTGTGATATTAATGTATATCTTAATTCTGGTGGAAATTTTGAAGATGATCCATCAATTTTAAAATCTTCATCAACAATTAAATTTGGAGGTAAAATTTGTCTGCCCATATGATCTTTTATTTCAAAAGTTTCATAATGATGTATGTCAGTTAATTTTTCTTCTGAACCATATTTGTCAAGAGCGATTTCATAAACTTCATAATCTTGCAACGGCCATTCATTGTTTATATTTGTAATACCTGCAACTAATACAATCACATAATCTAATGATGCATCTCCATATAGAGATTCAGCGATTGTATCAGGTCTATCTCCATCACCTATTACAAACTTATTGAATAAAGTGACGTTATCTTTTAGGTAATCAAATAATTTGGATCTACGAAAAATATTCTTAATTACAACAAAATCAGTTGATGAATTTTTATGTAATAAAGGAGATTGATACGCAATATCTGGTAGTTCTCTAAAATACCCCATTAGAAACCAACTCCATCTGAGTCACCCATTCCATCATAATCCTCAGAGTAGATAGGATTGAGTTCTTTAAATGTCATATTCATTCTGATATTTACTGGTGTTCCTTGATCATAACTTGCATATGTACCTGCATTTGTATAATTTACACTTAATCCAGTCAAAGCACATAATTTAAAACTATTTAAAAATGGATGATCAGAACCTTTATGCAAATAACGAAGTGAAAAAACATCAGGTGATTTGAGAAATATATCTCCTCCTCCACCTTCAACACCAGTCTTTGGTGCCATTGTTTGTTTTAGATATCTTATGATTGTTTTTACTCTTATCGCTTCTTCAAAATTTCTTGGAGAAAAGGTTACACTAAAAGGAAAGGATCTTAAATTCACTCCCTTAAATAATAATTCTAAATTTGAGTTCAGTATTTGTCCTGTTGCTCTTGCAATTACACTACCTGGACTTACATTACCACCAAGAGCGTTTATTGCTTGACCACTTATCCCTGCAAGAACTGCATTTTTTGTATCATCGTCAAGATTTGGTAGAGGAATTCCTTTTTGTAATAATGTGGCAACATCTTGAAATGTTTCACCAGGTCGAGTCATTATTCTTTGAGCAGCAGCAAGACCTGCTAACTGAAAAATATTCAAACTATCTTCACCCCAAGTCACACTGTTTGCATCATTTACTTCCTGTGGTATGGGTAATTCAATGTAATATTTTGTTCTCTTATCTGCTGTTTTCTGCATTCTGGTATTTGCTTCATTGAATTTGTATTTAATTCCAGTTGCAACGCTTCCTGTCTGACCTCTCTTACCCTCTTGACCAGCAATGGTAATTCCATTTCCTTTAAAACCTTCTGATTTGTCATAATAATTAATATCCGCAGTTAAACCCATACCTTCACCTGGTTTTGGTGGTGTATATTGGATACATTTAATTAATAATGTATCTCCAGTTTCTTCCGCTGCATTTCTTTTTACAGGATAGCTAAGATAAAAAGGACTTTTTCTTACAGGTTTAGATTGTGTGGTAGATTGGTTTGATTCTCCAACAGTTTCTGTGCTACCCATAAACTTTGGATCATTTGATTTTCTTATTGACTTATCGTGTCTTGTATCTCTATAAGCTCCACTTTCATTAAATTCTTTTTGTAATTGTCTATTAGCTTCTGGATCTTCACGAAAAGTTGCTAACTGACCTCTTTTCTTTGCATGTGCAAGATGCTCACTTCTTGTTAAAGCTCCTCTATTCTTTCGTGAGGTATATGATCTACGATTACTTGACATATCGACCTAATTTTTTTAACTATTTAGACGTATTTTTACAAAAGGCAAGGTTCTTAAATCTCTTAACTCCATTTCATCTACTTTATATAATCCACCAACGACTTCTGGGAATGTATATTGCCTCATCTCACCCCAGTGATAATTTAATCCACGAAAACCCCAAGAGAAAACATCAGTCACTGCAACAAGAGGATGTTCGTCATATGCAATACCAGGTGTTTTTGGTTTATATACAAAAACATAGTAATTTCCAGCTTCAGGTATGTTACTTCCCTCAGTTAATACACCAAGTATCTCCTGTGCTAAATCATCAGCACTTTCAGTACCGATAAAATTTTTCATCACTGGATCGATTCTACTCATATTCCTAATTCTTTTTCTGTGACTACTTTAAACTCCCACTGACGATCAGCACAAAACTCTTTTGCCATTTTCCATTTTGCTTGATTTCTTGCGTATTCATATGCTTCACGAATATAACCTTTTGTTTGCCTTTTTGGTTTTTTTGGTGGTTTAGTTTGTTTTGCAGGTTTAACTTCGATCACATAATTTTTTATCTTTCCATTTGTTTCTTTTACTTTCATATAAAAATCTGGAAAATATCTGTGCACTCGATTATCAATAGGAGAACGATAGGGTATTGCTATTTCTTCACTTGCCCACTCTAATATATTTTGATTTTTATCACAATACACCATAAACTTTCTTTCCCAAAGTGATCTGTAAACTATATTAGTTGGATCACCTTTATACTTTCTGGGAAATGATGGATAGTATTTTCCCTTATAAGACATCTAAATAACTATACTATAGTTGTATTTAGAGTGCCAGCACCAAGACCAAAGAGAATATCAGATATATTACCTAAGTTGCAGAACGTAGCTCAGACCTCAAATTTCCTTGTAAAATTTGTATTACCAAATGGTGGATTGAAATCTCATATGAGAAGAAAAGGTTTGAATGATCGTTTTGTTATTGAAGATGCAGGATTGTTATGTTATAATGCAGTATTACCAGGTAGTGCACTAGCTGCTGTTAATACAGTCGGTGATTATCAAGGTATGGTTGAAAGATTTGCACATACCCGCAATTTTACTCAAGTAAATTTTGAATTTTATGTTGATAATGAATACAAGTCTCTTAAATTTTTAGAGCATTGGATGGAATTTATCACAGGGAGTAATACAAGTGATGTATCAGCAGATACTTATTATTTTCAATTAAATTATCCTGACGATTATAAATCAAATGATACTCGTGTAATAAAATTTGAAAAAAATTACTCACAATTTTTAGAATACAGATTTGTTGGTTTATTTCCACTCAATTTAAATTCTACAAGAGTTCAATACGGAAATTCACAAATACTTAAAGCAACTGCTTCATTCAGTTATGACCGATACATTTGTGGTGAATCATCTTCATTAGCAAGAGATTTAGGTAGAGCTTTTAATGACATAGGTGCTGCATTTGGAAATTCAAGTAAGGATGGAGCAGTCACTTATGGAGACAATGATAGATTAAATGAAATTATGAGGATGAGTAACACAACTGGAGGTGTTTTGAATTCAGATGTTTCAAGTTTAAAAACGTCTATGACAGGAAATGCAGAGCAAGTAACAACTGCTGGTGGCACTCCTTTAGGATACGGTACTTATCCAATATCATAACTTTAAAAACCACTATAAATAATGACACTGAAGTGCTTAGAATATTATGCCTTTACCAAAAATTGCAACCCCAACTTATGAGTTGGTGTTACCTTCGTCCAATCGAAAAATAAAATTTAGACCATTCCTTGTTAAAGAAGAAAAAGTTTTAATTCTTGCAATGGAGTCTCAAGATACGACACAAATTGCTAATGCAGTCAAAGATGTCATATCTAATTGTATTCTTACAAGAGGAATTAAAGTTGACAAACTATCAACTTTTGACATTGAATATTTGTTCCTTAATATAAGAGGAAAATCTGTAGGTGAAGATATAGAGGTTATGGTAACTTGTCCAGATGATGGAAAAACACAAGTTCCAACATCAATTAATATTGACTCTATAAAAGTTCAAACAGATAAAAATCATTCAAAAGATATTAAGTTGGATGGTAGTTATACTCTTAGAATGAAGTATCCGTCATTGAATGAATTTATAAAAAATAATTTCGCAACTGGTGAAATGAATGTTGATGATACTTTTGATTTGATATCACAGTGTATTGAACAAGTTTATTCTGAAGAAGAGTCATGGACTGCAGAGGATTGTACTAAGAAAGAGTTATCTCAATTCTTAGATCAATTAAACTCTAGTCAGTTTAAAGAAATTGAAACGTTTTTTGAGACAATGCCAAAGTTGAGTCATAAAGTGAAAGTTATTAACCCAAATACAAAAAAAGAAAATGAGATTGTATTAGAGGGGCTACAGAATTTTTTCGGATAAGTATGGCACATGAAGATCTTGCTTCTTATTACAAGATCAATTTTGCCTTAATGCAGCACCATAAATACAGCTTAACTGAACTTGAAAATATGATTCCGTGGGAAAGAGAGATTTATCTCGCTTTATTACAAAATTATATTGAAGAGGAAAACTTAAAAGCACAACAAGAAAAGAATGGATGAGGAACAAGGTTTAGGTTCGCCAATATCAGGAAGTCTTAGAGGTATTAGAAGAAGTGTGTCTTCTGGTATCTTCACTGGTCGTGCCTTACCACAATTTACTCAACCCGATCCACAGACAACAAGTTTAATATCTCAAAATAGTTTAACACTTACAACAGTATCAAATCAATTATCAAATATATCTTCACAGATAATTAATTTAAATACTTCACTCTCAACAATCAGAGAAAATTTACAGTTAAGCGACTCTCTTGATAGAGCAAGAGAAGCGGAGCAGAGAAAAAGAGAAAGAATTTTAGCAGAGCAAGCACTAAGAGAAGGAAAAGAGTCAGATTTAGAAAAGAAAATACAATTTGCACTACTAAGTCCTGTTAGAAGAGTTGCTGCAAAAACACAATCTATATTAAATCAATTAGCAGAGTTCTTTACAGTATTATTAGGTGGTTGGTTAGCAAATACAACTCTTCAATTTTTAAATATTCTTTCAGAGAAGAATATTGATAAATTTAATGCATTTAAAAGAAAACTTGGTGCTGATTTACTTACGATTGGTGGAATATTTTTGGCAGCAACTGTAGGTATTAAAAAACTTATATCATTATCTGCATCAATTGCATCGAATGCATTTAGGATTACTTTCGGTGCCATACTTAAAAAACCATTTCAAGCAATTATAAACACTGTCAGAAATCTTTTAACTGGTGCAAGAAATAAAGTTGGTAAATTTGTAGCAGAGGCTGGTGAGGGATTACTTAAAAATGTTGGTAGAGGACTTTTAGGTGCATTACCATTTGTTGCAACTGGAACTCAATTAGACATAGATGCTCCTCCCGATAAAGTAACAGGAATTAAGGGTGGTGCAAATGTTACTGGTGATTTACCAGATAATGTAACAGGTAACGTTAAAAAAACAAAGAAAGGTTTTTTCAGTAGATTTGGTAAACAAGCAGCAAAAGAAAGTGCAGAAACAGGGACAAAAAAAGTTGCTAAATTTGGTCTTAGGAAATTATTAGGTAAATTATTTGGACCTGTCACTAATTTTTTAGTAGATATGGCATTTGGTGAAAAATTAGAGAGAGCATTAGCAGGAGCAGCAGGAACATTTGCGGGT